GCGTTAACCGTGGCGATCTCTAGTCGCTGGGTCTGGTCAGTCATTTGCATTTCCTTGAGGCGAATTTTATGAACGCGACCAGAGTTGGTCGGCGCGGGATTTCGGGCAGGGTTTAAAGCCAGTTGCTGGAGAAGAATTCGCCGCCGTTGCTGATCAACATGTCGGCGACTGCGTCAAAGATGGTGTCGATCTGGTCGTCGTGCGCGTGGGTGTCGTCAGCCGTGAAGGCCGAGGCCTCCGTGAGAAATGGGGCTACCCAGTCGGTTTGGGCAACGATCTCGCCGCGGTGGTCGCGGACGTGCTCGATCTTGCAGCCCTGATCGTCGTAGATGGCCGGCACGAACACCCGGCCCGACTTGAGCCAGGGCACGGCGTCCATGCAGCGCGTGACCTTGTTGGCAGCCGGACCGCGAGGCTGGGGCTCGATCGGGATTCTTGCTTATGGTCTGGATCAGGCCGGTGCCGCTCGACTTGTCCTCTACGCGCATGTAGCGCAGGGTTGCCGGCCGGAATTGGTCCCACGGCTTCCATTGCTGCCACAGGCGCAGGGCGGTCGCCTCCAGGTCGCCCGCGTCGTACTTGCCGCGGTGAATCTCGATGATGTACAGGTTGCCGTCGATACCCAGACCGCAATGACTGAAGACCGAGTAGTCGTGCTGTTCACCGGTTTTCTGTGCGGTGTCGACGTACACGCCGCGCCAGACCAGGAAAGGCAGTTGCTGATAGGTCTTGAACCAGTCGGCATCGATCATGCCGCCGCTCAGGGCAACCGGCTCCTGCTGGTACTGACTGACCATGGTGTAGGGATCGCGATCCCACAGCGCCATCAGATCGGCGACGGTTTCCTTGGCTGGCCAGTAGGACCAGTATTCGACACCGCCACGGACGATTGAGGGACTGCTGAAGACGTCGCGCTCCGCGTGCTCGCGGATCTCCGGTGGAAGCCCTTCTATATATTCACGGGTGACCAGGGCCGGGACTTTGATGTGGCTGAAGTCCAGACCCATGCCGCCCTTGAGCAGGAACCCCGACACGTCGTCCGTGTGCAGGCGCTGCTGGGTGCAGATGACTGGGGTGTCAGGCGATGCCCGTCGGCTGCGCAGGGTGTTGGTGACAATCCGCTGAGCCTTGGCGCGCATGGTTGCGCTAAACGCGCTGTCGGCCTTCTCCGGGTCATCCAGGTTGATGAATCCGGTAAAACCCTCGGAGATATAGCCGCCACGGACGCCGGTGATCTGGCCGCCGGTTGATCGGCTGAAGATCTGGTGCTTGTTGCGCCCGTTTTCGTCCGTGATGATCCAGTTGGCCACGTCGGCCTTACCCAGGTCACACGGCCACAGCTCCTGGTATTCGGAGCTGGTGATGATCGACTTGATGCGATTGGAGTTCTCTTCGACCAGAGATTTCGAGTAGGACACGCTCAGGTTGCGCGTTCTGGCGAAGTTGGTCATCACGTAGGCAGGCACGTGAATAGACCAGAACTCGGTTTTGGTTCCGCCTGGCGGCATATTGAAAACGACGTTTTTGAGTTCGCCCGACAGAACTTTAAGGGCGGTGTAATCCATGTAGCGGTGGTGCCAGTTACAGAGCATCCTCATGCCTTGGTTTAACTGGAAAAAGACGCGCATGAACGACAGCGGGGAATGCTCGCTGATCAGTTTTGACGCTTCTTTCTCTTCCCGACTCATTGATTCCCAGTCGAGAAGCGCACTCATAGGCGATCAAGGACCGATTCGAGGGCCTTCTTGTCCACCGTGACTTGCGACTTCGTTTCGATAGCGCCGCCATTCTTGCCGGTGATTTCTACGATCTTCTTGTCCAGGCCCAGAAGCTTGGCCTTACCCATGGTCGCCGATACTGCCGCCGATGTTTGCGGGGTCTCTGCGCCCAAGGCGGCGGTGCGCGCCTCTTCGAGCTCAGCCAGCAGCGTATCGACGGTGATCTGATGCCTGTCCATAACGGCTTCCCTTAGCTCGGCGATCCGGGCCTGAACCTGCGGCTTCTGCAGGACGATCCAGCTCTCTCGAGCGGCTGTCTTCTCTGCCATGTTGGTGACGTTGTAGGAGCGGCGGTAGGCCTCGGAAGCGTTGTTCGTTTCCATGTAGACGAGGCAAAACGCCTCCATCTTGTCCGTGAAGCGGCGCTTGCGAGGCCTTTCCATATCTGCACCTAAGGGTTGATGAGTTTCCACTTGTAGCCGACCCACTTCGGGATTTTCCCGGCAGTGAACAGCGGTGGCTTGGTTTCAGTGGTTCGCGCCGGCAGCAGCCAGTTGCCGAGCACTACCGGGTCGGCATCGGCCAGGGTCTCGCCCATGTACCAACCGCCTTCGTCATACTGGTAAACGATTTTCTGGGTCATAGATAACGAATCCAGCGAACTTGCGCCAAGTTGATGGATCGGGCCTCAGTGCCGCCATTGCTGCCGACGCTGATTGTGTGCGCATGGTCGCCAGCCGCGCTGATTCCGACGCCGTGCGTGTGATCTCCGGCGTAGCCGATCCCGACGTTGTGCCCGTGCGATCCAGCCGATGTCGTTGTTGAGTAGGACCCGATGATCCGGGTGTAGTCATCGCCAGATGCCATCAGCTCATCGCCAGAGCCATTGGGCGTGACGCTGCCTTCTTTAACGCTGTGCGCGTGCGCGCCCTGCGCGTCAGTCCAGGCTGAGTGGATGTGACTGCCCGCAGAATCAGACCAAGCCCCATGGGCGTGATTGCCAGCTGTTGCGGAGGATGCCGAGTGACCATGGGAAAGGTTCTGACTGGCCTGAAGGGCATTGTTCAGGGCTCGACCACTGTCGATTCCTCGGCCATCGTCCAGGCAGCGCGGAAAGACGCCGCGCCAGTCGGGCAGCCTGAATTGCGTACTAAGCTCGCCGCCGGTGTTGTAAGCCGTCCCGATCTTTGCAAACAGCTTTGGGTAGGCCGCTCTCAGCAGAACCGCGCCGTTTGCCTTCAGCCAGCCTGTTTCAGGGCTGCCGTTGTGCGCCACGTCCTTGTACTCGCCAGCACTGAAGGACGAATAAAGCGATTGACCAATCTGGCGCCAGTAGGCCGAACTGGTCAACGGGCTGTTGTTGGTGTTGTTGGCGATCAGTGACTCGTAGTAATAACCATCAGTGGCGTAGCAGGGAGCGCCAAAGCCGTAGACCGCTTGAGCATGCCAGGTCATTGCACCCTGGCGCTCAAGGTCCTGAAGGGCGCTATCCACCCGGTTATGCCACCAGTTTTCCTGCCCGGCCGGTGGAGCGTCCTTATCTTGCCCACCCTCCCATCCAGCGTTCAGTCGAGTACCGGGCGGCACCTGGAAGGTGTTCGGGTTGTTTTGCGATTCCACGCCCTGAGCCCAGCGCGTATTGAAAGGCTGTCGTGCCATTAGGCTAAATCTCCAGGGAGGGTGAAGTTTGCGAAGGTGTAAATGCGCGACGACGTGAATTCGACCCCTCCGATGTTGGTCGGCAGGATAAATATCGAGTTGAGTCTTACGCCTTGTGGGCGCGGGATGATGTCGAAGTTGTTCAGCAGGTACTCGGTCGTGTTGTCGAGCCCGGAGGCGATGCCGATATCGAAAGACATGTCGCCGTTATCAACCAGCGCCGTCACCTGGATACCGATGATCATTTCCACCAGCTGGATGATGCTGTCGGAAGTGCCGTCGCTGATGTTTCGGGCGATCTTGGCCTTGATCAGCTTCCGATACAGGTCGTTATTAAGGGGCGCATCCAGCATGGCGCCATCGCCGATGTAGGGCGCAACGCTGTAGTTGGTGTAGCTGTCGTTCCCGTCATAACCGAAGACGTCGTATGCGGCTCCGCGCAGGATCGGCCTGGGCATGCCGACGATTCGTCCGATGACGTCTAGCTGCTCGCCAGTTACGGTGTCCACGTCGTAACTGTTGCACACCTGGTCAAGAGGCTTTTCGAGATGCGCGTCGGCGATATCTGGAAGGAGCGTTAGCCATTTATCCATGCGCGGCTTGCCGCGGTATTCATTGATGATGCGCGACCTGGCACGTGCTGCGTGATTCATGATCATGGCGTCACCGTAACCGCTATATTGGCGGCCTCAAAGGTGGCGAGTTGAGCGATGGTCGGTTGAATAGGCGTTAAGCCCTGTGCACCGGCGCTAAGGCCGATCGTCAGGGTGACGATGTAGCTGTCACCATACTTGCCCAGCACCTTGTTGACCGGCGTGTAGAGGCGACCGACCGGCACCACCTCGCCGATGTCATAGCCGCCCTTATTGAAGCCGGCCGTTGTTTCACCGGAAAACAGGCCTTTCGTCGAGTCGGCGACAATGGCCTGCTGAATCTCCGCAGCGATGTCTCCAGGCAGATCGCCTTTTTTCTTCACATTGACAGCCACGAAAACCGGCAGGCCGATAGCGCGCTGAAAAGTCATGATGGCAATATTGCCAGTCACCGGCGACACAACCTCGACCTTGACGCCGTTTGCGCTAGGGGCGTCGATCCAAGCGTCGGTCTTTTGGTTGTAGCGCGGAAACATGCCACAGCCTGG